TACCGGTGTCATATCCTGAATCCGCCGCACTACTGGGGTTGCGTCGGATCACTTGCATATCCGTGAATTGCGTGTGCGCGTCAGTCGCGACGGCATCCCATCGGTAATACATCTTGTGATCTATGTATGTCGAATAGGTCCCACTCGCGCCCATATCAACGCGACCCATCCAACCGATTTCGTAATACCGGGTCGGATCGTAATCCGGGATCACGATTCGTCCGACCAGTAGATCGTTCGTCCCGTTGTAAATCCCGGAGTTCGAAAGCGAGTTGATCGCGACCATTCCACGGGGAAGCGCGTCCAACAATTCCTGTAGATTCGAGCCGTCCAACAGAATTTCAGCAGCGCTCACGCTCTGGAATACAGCGTTTCCGCTTTCGTCTATGTTGAAGTTCTCGGAACCGATGGTGAGATTGTAGAACGTGGCGGAACCATCCCGCGCAATTCGCCACCCGGTGACATTTCCCGATTCAGGGTCGGTTGTGAAATCCGGCGACTTAATCGCGGACCTAATCAAATCCTCGGCACCGACGATCGGGTTACCGAATTCCATTGTCCTACCTCCTGCCCGAATTCAAGTCGCCTTCAATGCGACACGTACACACCGCACCAACATCGCAACCAGTCCAGACAAACACCAACTTGTCTTGTCCGGGAATTTGAATTTCGTTCCCGCCCGCAGTGTCCTGGTTTCCCGAATACGTCGATGCCAGTAGCGCCGAGTCCGATTCGACTCCCCGATATATTCGGAGTTGACTTTCACTTGTGCTAGTCGTCGTCGTCGCCATTGACTTAACAGTCCAGGAATCCCCGAACTTTTGCGGGCCCGTGGTTACCGTTGCTCTTCCATTCGCGTCCGCGACAGCTTCCACATATTCCATGAGTGGGTATTTCACAGTTCCACCCCGAACTCATAGATGATGGAAATTTCCACCTGAGTTCCAGGCTCCGCTACCGCCCAAACATCTTCCGTAGAACGGAGCGAATCGAATTGAGCACCTGCGGGAATACGGAAACCCAGCATAGGCCGCAACCCAGAATCATTACCGAGGTAAATAGGATCGCTATTCTCGGTAGTCCCATCGCTCTTTACATCGTGAACACGAATGACGACGTTCCGCCGCTTTTCATGTCGCCCTAGAATCTGCTGCGGAACATCCTGGACTATGAATCGAACGGCTCGCCAATCCAGCCGCTCACGCTTGCTTTCACCCTGGACGATTCGAACCGGGATCGGCTCCGCAATGTCATTGTCAGGATCAGGCAGATATACAGGCTTTGTCTCATCCTGCTTGAATTCGAATTCGCGAGTCTCATACTCCGCATCCTTGGGAATCTCTACGCCGTGGTTCTGAGTGCCCCTGTAAGGCACGTTCGTACCTTCGTAGTGCTCCGGTAGCGGCGCGACCCTGTCAGGGCGGTCAGGAGACTTCTGCATACCCGTAAGCTGTCGGTAACTCCCCATGGCTAGACTTCCTTTCGCAATGCGGTTTCATACATCGTGACGAGTAGCAGACTCACCGCGAGTGAAATGATGAGTGGGACATTCGATCCGGTCAGCCATGTCAGCAGTACGCCAATTCCACCGGCAACGGCAACAGCTGCGATTTCACCTAGCCTGACTTCCCCTTGAATCTGTTCCTTATCGGAACGTCCGATCTCAGTAAAGTTCGGCAGGAACGCGGTAAACGCTATGACGCTCTGCGATATCGCAACCGTTGCCGGTCCAATTGATTCAGGCTTTGCCGCCACTTTTCTTCACCGCCTTTCCAGTTGCTTTCACGGCTCCAGTTACCGCACCGGTAACAGCGCCAATTGCCTTGGATGATTTCGCCATACTCAACATGGTCATCCATATGAGTGCGACGCCCGCGAATACCATTCCGATGCGATACCAGTTCTTCGTATCCGCAAGCCATTTCACGGTGTCGACTATCGCACCCGGTATTTCAGTAAATCCAGCTTGCTGAACTCCGGACCCCATATCGTCGCCATTCCACCCGGCAAAACTAGCGTCAGTGCCACCCTTGTAACGACGGAATATGTACGTTCCCGTTCCGCTCATGAGATCGTCAATCGTTCCAAGCTGCACATTCCTGCCGGGTCTCTGCTGTCCTACAGCGCCTTTCGACCCTGTCACCACAACGCAGTGAGCGGTATTCACCGCGATATCTCCAGCGCCGATTTTGTCCCGTGAAATGGTGGCCCAATCGGACGACGAAAGAAACGTCAGTGTGGTTGACCCACCGGGATTCTTTCCCAGACGTTTCATTCCCTTGCCGATCCAGGATGAACAATCCGAATACCCATCCTGCCAGCGCCGAGCCTGTGAATACGTGTCCCGACTTCCCTTTAGGCACGCTTCCACCAATTCGGGCCAGGGTCCTTTGTCAGCCATTACGCGGACTCCCGATCCTCTTCACTGGGGTCGGGCAATCCCAAGTCACCGGGGTATCGCTGTCCCGGATCGGGATTGTCCTTGTTGTCTCCCATCGGATCTTCCTTGGTGGTGAACGGCTTTGGCTTTGCTCCGCCGAGTCCCCATTTGATTACGTCGCGAGGATCGTACGCCTTGATTCCCGAATACAGCAGGATTGCGCCTACCGAGAACATGACGACATTGACCGTGGTTACTCTCACTTCGCGAACCCCAGCTTCTTAGTGATCGGGATTGTGTAAGTGAGGAGAACCGTTACGAGAATTAGCGCTGCGAATTGCTTTGCCAGTTTCTCGTTCGCGGAGTCCAGAGCGGAAAGCATGAGGGTTAGTACCATCATGCCAACCACTAGCTTTATGGAAATCTTTCCGTCTTTCTTTGCCCACTGTCCTACCGTGACAATGATGACGGAAAGTACGGTTGTAGTTGTCGTATCCATTACGCTGCCGCCTTTACAGCAGTTGCCGCACCCTTAATTGCGCGTGTTTGCGGCAGTACGTTGGTAGCGGTATTCACCGCCGAAACTATCTTGGCACCCTGCCCGCTGATTTGGAAAAGCGCGAATCCAACCAGACCAGCACCCGCGAGAATCATTCCGAGACGCAACCACGTATTCGGGTCCGAAATGAAATCGAAGAATGCCGAGATTGAATCCATTCCGTCAATCAATCCGACTTGCTGGACGCCGCCCGCATTGCCCGTGCCACCCGGTGCCGAATCAGGATTACCCGCAGCTTTGTTGGCACGAGACATATAGCGAAAGTAAGCGCCGCTTGTGTACGTTGACCACGGCGTGAAGTTCTTCCCGCCACTCGCGATTGCATATGCAGCCTTAGCATTCGTATTCGGATTGAAGAGATCCGAGTTTGATTTCAACCCGAATTGCTTTCGCCGTGCCGGTCCCATGGACCCCAGCATGTTGATTTGCCAGAGTCCATAGGAGTTGTCCGGCGGCACGGCGTTATGCGCATTCGGATTCCCGCTCGACTCTGCCAGAGCAATTGCCACAGCCTTAGCGAGATTCGAGCCGGTGAATCCAGCCGCTTTCGCCGCACCGGCAATTTGAGCATCTGTCAGAGTCGCCATTGTTTCAGCCTCCGAGCTGTCCGCGCATGTTCGCGGGAATCATGGCCCGCACCATCGGGTTATTCAGAGCACCCGAAAGAAGCTGAATGAATTCGTGAATCTCGCCCACCTGCTTTGCCAGAGCCTCGAATTCCTCACGGCTCACGTTCCGCATGTCCGGGAGATCAGCCGGATTCACACAGTCGCAATGCAGGGTGTGAACTACGCCACGCATGTTCGACATTTCAAAACCGCCTCGGTTTCGTTTCGGATATTACTTCGGAACCCAAATCGTCGTGCCACTGAAAATGAGATTCGGGCCACGCGCTTTCATGATTGCCACGGTTGCGGCGGACCGGTATTTCAGATTGAAATTCCAGACCGTTTGCCATGACTTTCCGTACCGAGCTGCAATCTTCGATATGGAATCTCCCGACTTTGCCTTGACCGATACGTAAGGCGGAATCTTGTTCCCACCCGGTTTCGGTGTAGTCGGTGTGGGAGTTACAGGGTCGGGATTCGGTGTAACCGGTCCCGGTGTAGATGTAGGCGGAGCCACGTTTACCGGCTGCGGTGGAGATCCGAATTTTGCCAGGGCCAAACTCCAGAGTGCCCATTCCTGGATACTCATTTTGTTGCCCTCGATATCGGAACCACCGGCGAGACCCTTTGTAATCGCACTGTTCGCGAGTCCCGGACCGTATCCCTGAGCAATGAGCCAGTTAATTGCAGCCTGGCCCCATGCCTCATTCGTGGCGTATTCGATATCTCCACCGGTAGCGGGCGGATTCAAATCCACCCATTGCCCGCTACCGCCCTCCCCGACGCCAGTATCACCGGAAGTATCTTCCACGACTTCCGGTTCCTCAGCGGTACCGTTATTACGGCTCCAGAGCGCAATACCGAGACCGCCCGCCACTACGGCAATCCATGCGCCGAGTGGCAGTGGTCCAATCTGCTTTCCCATATCCATTCCGGCCATGACACATCACAGCCTGTACGAACGGTTGCCGGGAGTTTCCGGAATCTCCACTGCCTGAACTCGACCCTGAGTTACAACGCCGATTGTGGATTCCGGTGGAACGTCGTACATGTCAGCATCCCAAGGGGCGGGGTCAACTCGATACGTATTCCGGTGCTGCGACCACGGCCGCATTCCCAGGACTTCGTATTCGCGCCGGTGGTCCGCCATCGAAAAGTGATTCCCAGTCAGGGACCGTGCGCCATTTCCCTTGCTGCCCTGATCAAACGGGCGCGTAAAGGAATACCTACGCGGGGACATTCGCTCTGTCCATCGCGTTTCGGCAGGCGGATTCAATCGAGGATCGGGAGCCGCCCGGTACTGTGCCTTTTGCTCTTCCCAACCATTCGCGTCCACATCTTCGACGGAATGCCTCTTAGCCTCATCCGCATCTAGCGGACGGTACCAAGTGACCGGCGATTCGTTGGGAGTTGGGCGAACATCCCGGACGGGATACAGGTTTTCCCGCATCGCGTCCGGGGTGCCGTTTACCTGAATTCGAGTGGTGGGACTCCACCCGAAAGCGTCGGTGTATGGGGAATCTCGGTTGATATCCGGCGCGGCAAAAGCGCTGTCCGGCATACCGTATTCCGGCGTGTCCGACTGCTGCCCCGCGAATTCAGGATTCCGGGAGTCGTACGCGCCTGGCCCCGACTTTGCCTTACCGGCCATGAATCAGCCCTACTTTCCGAGTGCGGCGCGAATTGAGCCAGAGAACGCGTCACCCATAGACTTGATTACCTGCGCCGAAGTCGGACGCGAAACAATTGTGGTCACGAGTGCCACAGTCACAATCGCGCCGAGAACGTTGAATACCTTGTCACCGTTCACAGCGTTTCCCTTTCCCCATCGTTCTTCTTGATTTCCAGAGCGGTTGTCTCATCCTGAGCAATCTTGACGATTGCCTCACGAACAAGTCGCTCCATAGTTCCGTTATGGAGATCCGCGCTCAGTTGCTCGGTAGTCTGCTTCGTTTCCTCAGCGCTCTTATTTCCGAGAATCTGAGAAACCGCAAGACCGATGAAACCGAGAACGGTTGTAACCATCGGGGTCGCTCTTTCATCGAGTCCCGTAATCTGAGATCCGATTACCAGAGCGACCGCCAGGGCGGTAATCATTACCGCCCCAGCAATCGCAGTCCGGTTCATTTCAGGCCGCCGCCTTCGCGGAACCACGGTTCGAAATCATTCCCATGACCATCGGCCACACATACAGCGCGAGAATCGCACCGAGAATGATGGACTTGATATCCAGGCCAAAAGGCATTTCAGTTCACCTTTACTTTCAGCTCACGCCGACGGAAACGCCGCCGACCGACACGCCACGGAATCCCCGACGAACGAGGATGAGGAAAAGCAGAGACCCAATTACCAGGGCCGCCGCTGCGGTGGGAGTCTGAAACATTCCCACCTTGGCTTCGGGATTGTCCTGCATTCTCATTCCCCTTAGATGAATACGCTGCCAGCAATGGCAACGTCATTCGTGAGAACTTCCAGGGTGCCAGCGTTCGCCGCATTGAACTGGAGTTCCAGGCGAGTTGAACCGAGCGTCGGAAGCCAGAGATCACGGTTCTCATGTCCCAGAGTTCCGTCAAACTCGTGACAGAAGTCATAGACGCGAACGCCGTTATCCATTCCGCGCGCAGTGTCCTTGGACACCATTCCGTCATATCCGGTGCGGTTGTACATCGTCTCAAGCCAGCTATTCGGCTCGATGATGTCAAGCGGGCGGGTGTCGAGGTACAGATACACCGGGTCAGCCGCCAGCCAATCCGACTCACCATTCGTGCGGGAAGTACCGCCACGACGCAGCGTGAAAATCAGGTTCCGGATGTAGTTACCGACTCGCGTAAGGCGAATCGTGTTGTTCCCCTGGTTCACGTTGTAAGTCTGCGAACTCCAAAACTGCGTGGTGTTCATCGCAGGCGGAGTAACCTGGTTCGTGCTGCCAGCCGAATTGATCTCCGGCTGATCCCACGCTTCCAGTCCCACGCGAACACGAACGGTGGGAAGAGTCGTGGGCAGAGTCCCGGAAGCGATATCCGCGACCTTTCCGAGAGTCATTCGCAGCTTGAAAGTCGCGGCCGCATTCTGGTTGGGAAGCGAACCGAGACCGTCACGCTGGTTCAGCTCAACCGGAATTCGCAGCAGATACGAGAATCCGGCAAGCGTGGAAGTCGCGTTCACGAATACCGGGGAAGCCTTCGGATCGGCCCCGACAACGTGATTGAAACCGCCCCACTTGTTCGCAAGGTGCATCTGATATGCAGTGTCGAACTGCGCGATTACAGCGCCGTTCGGCTCCGTCAGATAGATGTTCTTGATTGCCGCGAGAACTCCAGCTTCCGTCAGAGTTGCAGCAGGGGAACCGCCCGTACCGCCGGAAGCGGTAACCAGGATCGTGATGTACCGCACGTAACCGTATGCGGGAATGTCGAAGACGCCGAGATCCTGATCAGAAGTCGTAAGCGTCTTCTGAACGTCGATACCGGTAGGCTCACGGTGCTTGGCAGACGCGCGAATGAACGGCACGGTAGGCATTACCTGCCGGTCGCTCTTGCCGGAAGTCTTGCCGGAACTTCCCCCGGCGGTCTGCGTGGTTGCAGCAGTAGGCATTTTCAATTCCCCTATCAGAGCGCTACGGCCATTGCGTCGCCAATCGGCGAACCGTTTTCGGACAACTTCGCTGCTAGCATTCGCCACAGGAAAGTGAAGATCACCATCATTGCGCCGACTACTAGAACGTTTAGTGCGGACGGAGTAACCATCTGGATTTGCCTTCCTTTCAGTCCGCTATTTTCGGTGGCCTAGTTCTCAGCATCTTTCCCGTTCGGGTGTTGACGTAGAGAACTTGGTATTGGTCCAGGTCCGCAATAACGGACTTAATCAGACCTGCTGAACGGAATGAAATTCCGGACAGACGTTTCAGGTTGTTTTCATCGTTGTCACGCATGAAGAACAAATGCGTAGACTGGTCGTAAACTTCCAGCGGTACCCATGCCGGTCTCTGAGTGGCAACCAGTAGCGAGATTCCCAGCGCACGGGCCTGGAGCAAATACAATTTGACATCCATGTCCAGGCGGAGAATCTGAGCCAGATACCAAAGCTCATCCACGGCGACAGTCCAACCGCCCTCACGATAGATTTTCTCTAGCGCGGTGTGAATGATTTCGCGTTGGTGTTGTACCGAACTCAGCGACGTTGCATCCGGCCAGAGAACCCGTCGCGGATACTTCTTAGGATCTAGCGATACCCATTCCTTAATCGGGTAATAGCCAGTCTTAATCAGTCTCTGCATAGATTCGTCTTTTGGCTTTGTGGCCAGTACGACGACATAGGGATGAATCGGCAACAGGTTTGTCAGGAGATTAGTTTTCCCCTGACCCGTCGGACCGATAATCGCCAGGTGTTCGCCCTGTGCCCAACGGAAGTAATCCCCTAGGAATTCATCCCAAGGAATACGCGGCGCTTCCGTGGACAGTTTGGCGAACCGGATGGTTTCTCCCATACGAGGATTCCGACCCGCACTTTGCGGACCGGGCATCATGGGATAAACCGGGAAGCTCATTCGCTGTCATCCTCCGGAGCCGGATTGGCAGCCATACGCGCGAACATTTCCGCCATGTCTGCTGCCATCTTTTCCTGACGCTCACGGAGTGCCGGAACGTGATGCATCATGATTGCCATCACGATTGGAGCGTGAGCTGTCATTACGGCACCGAGTGCTGATGTGGCAATCAGCTTTAGCAGTACGCGACGAACAGCCGGATTCGTCTTGGCCAGTTCATCCATTGTCTTCGCGCATTGCGGCGCGTTTTCAATGATGACGTTTGCGCAATGAGGATCGAACGGCATTACCGCAATGCCAATCCCCGTATAGAAATTCTCCAGAGATACGCGAAGCCCACCACGCGGCATTGCGGGAACAGGCTTCACAGCCTTTTCGCGATTCTTCTTGTCACCCTTGGGTCGCGATTCCCACCACCGACGCTTAGTCGCTTTCACATCCGGTGCGACATGCGGAGACAACGGCTCAACGGTTTCAGCGTTCAACTTGCTGAAATCAAAGCCGTTTTCATCATTGCTTTCATTACCCGGATCGGGTATGAATTCGCCGTCGCTCATCGGCCGAACCACCACTCAGTGAACGTCTTCCGTCCAGGCTCACGGTTGCCATTCGCGCTGGAGCCCTGAGAACCTGTCTGCGCGGCCGTCTGAGCGCCGTTCCCCTGGTTCCCGGTATCCGTGGACCCCTGAGCATTTCGCGGCTGCTGTGCGGGCTGTGTAGCCTCTTTCAGTGCGCGTACGATTTGTTCGGGCATTGCCTGAACTGCTGTGAGAACTTCCCCGAAGTTCGGGGTACCGGCGCTGACCTGCGCCGACGCTGCGGGAACTGCCCGCTGGCCCGATGCGGAATCGTCCCGCTGGCCCGTTGCCCCGTTCGAATTCTCATTGGAATTCTGGTTCTCATTCGCATTTACATTCCCGCTGCCCTGCTGCTGGGGCTCGCCAGCGGACCCGTTGTCACTCTCTGTGTTGTTCGCTCCCGGCATAATTGATCATGCCCCTTTCGCTGTACCCCGGTGACCTGCGCCGATATCATTGAGACCTGACGACGGGTAAGAGCCCGGAGGGGTGAACTTCGGCTCATGTGTTCGGTTCTGACCCACTGTCAGTGACTGCGACGCTTGTTCGACCATCGTACAGGCGCGCGACCGAGGCGGCGCGAATTGAATTCGCGTCTGGGGAAAGGGAATTGAAATGGCGACTGCTGCCAAGAAGACTGCCGCATCTACCGAGGTCGATGTAATCGGCGCGGGTTTCTCGACTGAGGAACTGGCCGGAATCGACTCGTTCGAAGCGGCATTGGCGCTCGTTACCGAAAAGATCGGTGAAGAGAATGTCGTTCGCGCCGACGCCGAAATCGGCGACGGTTTCAAGCTGCTGGAGAACAAGGACACGCTGATTGGTGTCCCGTTCATCATCGTGTCGTGGGACTTCCACATGGGCGACCACGGCGAATTCGTCGCGGCAAAGGTTGTCGCGAAGGACGGCCGAAAGTTCATCGTGAATGACGGCTCCAGCGGTCTCCGGGATCAGCTCATGGGATTCACGGCCAAGAAGAACCAGCGTGGCGGACTGCTCTGCGCGAAGGGTCTGCGCCGGAGTGACTACAAGTACACCGATGAGGACGGCAAGGAAAAGCCCGCGACGACGTACTACCTCGACACGTCCGCCTGAGTTCCCCGAAACCAACAACGAAAGTAGGTCGCGAAATGACCGGCTCGATACTCAAGACCGTGCGCGAGTTCTTCGGAATGTCGATGCAGGAAATGAAGGCGGAGTGGGTTCCGCTTTCCGAAAAGGACAAGGCCGAACTGACGCAGGGTCTCACGGACGGAACTCTCACCTACTGAGTTCCGCGCACGTTCGCTGAAAGCGGCCCCGTATCCCATCGGCGGATACGGGGCCGCTTCCGTACCGGGAGGGGCAATCCGAATGGCCGGATTGAATGATTGGTCCAATGTCGAATTCAATTTGTATAACGACATGGTCGGGCACAATCCCGACGTGTTTGAAGATCAGTGGATTCAGACGCTTTACGATGCCGCTTTGTTTGACCATGACGTTTCGTCTGGCGACAGGGCGGCGATTTTGAATTCACTCCGTGATCGCATGATGGAAGATTACGGAATTGATTTCGACGATGTGTTTGACTGGGAAGGGTACAGAGAGGCGTACGACAATGCCCAAGTTTGAGATTCCGGGATACAAAGGCGGAATCACCATCGAATATGATTCGGTGGAAGTTGTCGAAATGCCAAAGGTGATGACAAGGGCTCAGCGTGATACTCCACTGGATAAGCGACAGATAATCGCTTGGGACGGTGAGGGTATGAAACTCTCTGGAGATTCGGCACCACAGCATTACGTCATGTTCGGATGTTCCGTCGAACCGGAATGGGTATTGGTCGGGCAGAGTCTTTCCACAATGGAGATTCTGGAATACATCATCGCGGTTGGTGAGAGATACCCGAACGCGGTGCATGTCGGATACGGTTTCCGATACGACGCGAACATGATTATCAAGGGTTTGCCGGATAAGTATCTTCGGCAGATCAAGGAAACTGGGGAAGCGAATTTCAAGCTGGGGCCGAACCGGTGGCGCATCCATTGGATTCCGGGAAAGACTTTCCGCGTGACAAAGCGCTGGAGTACCGGCGAAAAGAACCAGGGGAAGCGAAGCGGAGACGGATACGTGAGCGTCAAGATTGACGACATGGTGTCTTTCTTCGCGTGCCCGTTCCTAAATGCCTGTGAGTCGATTCTGTCGGACATCCTGAACGAGTCGGACCGTGCGGTAATTGAACACGGAAAGTCTGCGCGAAAGGATAATCTCTGGGACGACTTGGATGATGTGCAGACCTATTGGCGCGCGGAAATCCGACTCATGCAACAGATGGCAGAGCGATTCCGTGACGTGATGTTCAAGGCCGGAATTATGCTGAAAGACTGGTATGGTCCCGGCGCAATTGCAACGTATCTGATTACGAAAAAGAAGCTCCGGAATCACATTCAGAATGAGCCGGAAATTCGCGCTGTGCATGAGGCGTCGAAAGTTGCTTACGCTGGCGGTCGATTTGAGTTGTACCGGGTCGGTCGAATTCAAGGACCGGTGTACGGATATGACATCAACTCTGCATATCCGGCCGCTCTGGCAAAGGCACCGAGTTTGGGAATGGATCACGGGGAGTGGGTCTATGTCAGCAACCCAACTGAGATCGAGGAATTCGGGGTCTACCGGATTTCGTACAACCACAAGGGACGTGCGAAGCCTATTGAGTTCGCCGCTATGCCTCTCTTCCACCGAGACCCACGGGGATCTATTTCGTTCCCGCAAGTCGTACAGGGGTGGTACTGGAGCCCGGAAGCGGCATGTGCGCAGGCTATCGGGAACCGGTATCCCGGATCGGTGGAGATTCACGAAGGGTGGGTCTGGCGACACGACGACACCCGTCCGTTTGAGTTCCTGGAAGAGATGTTCCACGAACGAATCAGGTTGGGAAAGAAGAACGTTGTTTCCATGCCGTATAAGCTGGGGCCGAATTCCATGTATGGGAAACTGGCTCAGCGTGTCGGCTGGGATCAAAAGAATAACCGCCCGCCGAAATCTCATTGTCTCCCGCTGGCTGGCTGGATTACCTCGAATTGCCGAGCCTCGCTATTCCGGATAATGGCTCAAATCCCGATGCATAGGTTGGTCGCGGTTGAGACTGACGGAATATATACGACAGTTCCGCCGGAGAAATTGAATATGGATACCGGCGACAGTTTGGGTCAATGGGGAATCGACACGTACGACGAAATGTTGTACCTGCAAAATGGCGTGTATCACCGGAGGATTGACGATCTCTGGATGCCGCCGAAAGCGCGAGGACTGGATATCGCGTCGGTTGCTCAACCAATTGTCGAACAGTATTTGCGGAACTGTCAGCCGGGAGAATTCGAACCACTCACCGTGAATATGCGGGAAAGGTTCGTTGGGCTGAATGCAGCCTATGTCAAGGGTCGGGGAGTTCACGTAAAGGAACACCTTGGCCGGTGGGAAGCTGGGACTAGGGAAATGGCTCCCGGTGGAAAGGGGAAGCGTGCACACATTACGAAGGTGTGCGGTGAATGCCAGACTGGATTGTCGGCGTGGGAATCTCCGCACCGATTGGCAATTCAGTCTCGGTCGCTGGGAGAATTGAGCACGCCTCATAATCTCCCGTGGGAAAACGTTCCCGTGCCGGAAGAAATGCAGTGGGCGCGGGATCTCGATCTAGTAGAAGCGGACATGATTCCCCAGTGAATTCATGGATTCGGATCAGTTACGAGAGTGGCGGGGAACGTCGCCCGGAGACTGGCACATGTCCTACGTGTGGCAGACGATATGTCATGCGGAAAGATGGGTGTATTCGTCGTCACGGTAAGGGCGGTGACTGCCTGATAAAGGATCAGGTTCCAAGGGAAATCATTCCGGCGATTCTCATGATTGCTGGAATCGGGGAAGGGGATTCGTAATGGGAGACCGCATAACGTACCTGATTACATTCTCTTGCAATCACACGAGAGTGTTTCAGGAACCAGCACCGAGTATCGGGGAATGGCTTTGGTGTCCCCGGTGTCGGGAAGATGTCAAGGTGAAATCCGCCCCGCCGGAATGGCGGATAAGGTGCCAGGATTGCCAGTACACCCGACGCTTTGGAACCGGGAATTCGGCTGCGGATGTTGCAGCAGCAAAGCACCGGAATCTAAAGGGTGGTCACGTTGTGTCAATCTTCAACGGGCATGAGCTTGCGTATGTGATCGGGGACCGTGACCTACTCGTTACCTCGATGTTGCCGGAATGAGATCCAGGGACTAGTTCCGGGATGTACAGTGGGAACCACAACAGCACAGGACAACGGGTCAAGATCGCGAATCTCGCCAGGCACCCGGAACACGCGGTAAGCGTGAGAGTCCGCTAGCTGAGCAGCACAAGGGTTGGAAGAGCCGCTATCGCTGGGAAGCGAAAGCCAGACTGTCACCCTTCCCCGTGGACCTGGCATCCGGGAATCACGCACTCTCACGAGTAGCGGAGTACCGGACGGGCGGAGTAACGGGGATGACCACAAACAACGTCGCGAAAGGCAAAGGGAATGTCTGACGGAATGGTTCCGCGAATAACGGTCCGGGACGACGACGACCGACACATGATCGTCACCGCCCTGGTTCATCAGATGCACCGCACGGCAGCAAGCGCGCTGCTGTCCGGGGACATCGTGGGAATGGTCGAGGACACGCGAGTAATCGGGCGGTTGCTGGATGAACTCGTAACGGAATCGACCCTTCCCCCGGACGAAGAAATTGCCGAGCACTTCGAAAGAATGAAGCGCGAATTCGGCAACGACGACACCGGGAACTGATAGACTGCCCTAGGCAGCAAGCGCAAGACCGACTGACCCACCACCGAGGCAAGGAACAGAAAATGGCTGACTTCGATTTCTCCGCACTGACCGCCGAGACCGCCGAACTCCCGAAGCGTGACGGCGGCCGGACTCGCAAGATCCAGGACAACCCGTTTGTCCGGTTCGTTCAGGACTCTTACGACACGAAGAGCGGCCGTGCCGTGACCGTGCCGAAGAGCGTCCTTAAGGACACCGAGCGACTGATCCGCACGGCGGCGGCGGATCTCGGTCTCGGCGTGCGCATCGTGACCAGCCTGAAGGGTGAGGCTCTGGAAAAGGCCGGTGCCACGAAGCAGATCAAGGTTTCGTTCCAGGGCCAGGAAAAGCGCAAGTACGCGCCGCGTAAGGCCAAGGGTGAGCAGACGCCGGAGACTCCGGCGCAGAGCTGATCCAATGA